GGGAACTCGCTGGAAAATGGGAACTCAATCGAACGCTCGTCTTCGCTGACCGTGAAGTCAGCAACCTCGGAGCGTTTCAACAGTTGCCCTTCTAGGTCACGCGATAGATCCATCGGTGTTGTCCGGGTTGTCTGTCACATTATCGGTCGGCTCAGCCGGGGTACTTACCGGCGCCGGATCGGAACCAGGGTCGGTGTCGAACTTCAGGTCGAGCGCCTCGGCATCGTCCAGCTCCTGACGGCGTGCGCGCATCAGCTCCTCGATGTCGCCGCCTTGCTCTGCCACCACCTCGCTCAGTGTCTTGAAGCCGTTACGCACGGCCATCGCGTAGGCATCAACCTCCTTGGCTGGATCCACCCATGCCCAGCCGCGCGGCATCCATCGCACTGCCTTGTAGCGATCGGCTTGGATCTCGTAGTTCGGCAGCGGCAGCGCACCGCTCAGCACAGCCATGTCAAGCCACACGTCAAACACCCGCTGGTGCAGGTTCTCGACTAGCCAGTTCTGCAGGATCCGCCAGTGGTCACGATCCTCAAGCAGGCTCAGCCGGCTGCTGCTGTAGTTGGTCTGGCTGAAGTCGCGGCTCACGGTTTCGTAGCTGCAGCCGATGCCGGCCGCCATCGCGCGCAGCATCGCGCGCAGGAACGGCTCGAACTGCCCATCAGGTGCATCAAGTTGCGGCACCGTCACGCTTTCGCCCGGCGCCAGATACTTGAACACGCCCGGCTCGAACGACGACACCCGCTCGCCTTCCATCACCTCATCGCCCATCAGCTCACCTTCAGGTGACGTGATGAAGCCCATCAGCGCACTGCTCGCCCGTGCGCGCACGATCTCGGCCTGCTCATAGCCGGACAGATGGTGCAGCCGCTGGATCGCGCTGGCGAACCATGTGATGCCCCGCGTCATGCCGGGCCGTTCCATCCGGTAGAGGTGGATCACCTCATCGGCCAGCACGCGCTTGTGACGCTGCGTTGAGATCTGCTGGTTGCTGAACTGGTAGTCGCCGGGATGGAAAGCCAGGAAGTGGTACGCCACCGGCCGGCCCCAGGTGTCCACCTCGACGCCCATCCGGATCTCATTGCCCTGCTGGCTGCGGCCGTTGAGCCCGTCGTCCAGCAGGTCAGCCTCAAGCACTTCAAGCGCCAAGGGCACCTGCGAACCGCCGAACGGTTGTTTCACCAGCCGGATGAACACCTCGCCCGACTCGGCGCACGCGCGCACCGCCAGCCGCTCGATGTCGTGGAACGTCAGCTTGCCGCCCGTGTGGCAATGCTTCGCCTTAGTCCACCGCTTCCATGCCTGCTCGATCTGATCATTAATGCCAGCATCCAGCCGGCCGCCACGCAGCATCCGCACCTGCGCCTGAAACGGGATGCCCTGCCCAACGACATTGCCCTCGATCGCACGCAGCGCCTGCCGCGCATAGTCGTTATCACGGCACAGCTGCCGCGCACGATCGCGCAGCTTTTGCGCTGACCCGTAAACCTCGCTGTCGGCGCTGGTGTTACCCGTCACCCAGTCAGCTGTCAGCCGGCTGAACTTCGCGCCTTCATACATCCGGCGCCGCACAGGCTTGGCCGCTTCCGGGGTGCCGCGTTGCAGCCAGCCCATGATTGCGCTGCGGACGCCCATCAGAACCTCACGAACAGGTTGTGCGGGCTACCCAGCCCATTAGCCACCATTGTGGCCGCTTGCTCGCGCTTAACTTCAGCCTTCAGCTTGCTTTCCAGCTGAATCAGGTCTGCCATCTCCATCTTCTTCAGTCGCCGGCTGCCGATGCTGTACTCAGCCACAGCGCCGCCCGACACGATCGCGCGCATTGCGGCCTGCACCGCATCAAGATCCTTCTGCGCCTGCGAGCGTCCATCAAACGCGCTGGGCTGGCCGGTGTAATCAAGGCCCGGCAGCACCTCGAGCTGGCCGACGCCAATCGTCGTCACCGCTCCGCCCACCGTGGCAGTAGCCACCGCCTGCCAATACCACGTGTCCGCAACAAAGCCGTCCGTGGTCGTCTTGGCGATTGTGAACGTCCAGCCCGTGCCGCTCGGTGTGCCGGGCACCGTCACGCCAGCAACCGTCGCGCCCTGATGGTTGTGGTTGGTGCGCAGGTAGTAGGTCAGCCCGTGATTGCTGCCATCGATCACATTGCCCAAGTTGTCGCGCGCAGCCTCATCCCGCCACGTCACCGTGTCGCCGGCTCTGATCTGGGCAGGAATGTTCACGGCCTCACCAGTTGCTGATAAACGCCGAGCGCTGCGGTGCTCTCTCCGATCTTAGGCGCGGCTTACGCGCTGATGCACCACCGTTCTCAAGCCTTGCTTCCAGCTGATCCCAGATTGTTCTGCGGTCGTACCGCGAATAGAGCCGATTCAATCCGGCATACGCATACACCAGACAATCCAGCGCCTCGTTACGCGCGCTTGGTTTCTTCACCCATTCCCTCACCGGGAATCCCTTCACGTACCGCAGCGCCTGCTTTTCTGCAGTCAGCTGCTCGAAATACTCACCACCCGTCTGCGCATGAAAGTGCAGATAGCCCTCGCCGGGTTCGTTGTGCTTGAGCCGCCCGAACAGCGTGGTCTTGATCGTGTCGCCACCCACCGGCCACACCTGCGCGCCGCGCTTCAGTGTTTGCCCCTTGGCGTTGATGTCCACCTTGCCCGGCTTGCCGATCGGCGGCTTGCCTCGCTGGCTCTGACCCTTGATCGCAATCACGCCCACACCAGCGCGCTCCCTGGCGTACTGGTACACCTCCGCCGTCGCATGACCGCCGGAGTCCACGCACGTCACATCCGCGCGCAGCTTGCCGCCACCTGCGTGTTCCCACTCGTGCAGCACCAGTACATCCAACTGCTTCCACACCTCCGCCTGGCACGGGTCGCCTGCGATCTCTTGGTGGTCGATCAGCCAGCCCTCCTCGCCGCGGCCCCATCCCCACACGCTCACCGCCAAGCGATCGCCGGCAGAGCCGCCACCACCCTGCACGTCCACGCCGATCGTCACCGCCAGCACACCCTCTGGCAGCCGGCCGCCCGCATACGCCTCGCACCGCTCCAGCAACGCATCGGCGCTCACCTTGCTGGCGAAGTCCTCCTCCCATGTCTCCGCTAACCGGGTGTTGACGAATGACTTGAGCATCGGCGCATCAGCCTTCGCCCGCAGGAAGTCGTCCACCATGTCCGCCCAGCTCAGCCAGCCCAGCGGCGAATACAGCCCGCTCAGCTGGAACCCAGCCGTCTTGCCATCGCTCGGCGCCGTCGCACGCCACTCACCCTGCCGCAGCAGCGCCGGCTTGTGGATCTCAGCGAACCGCTCATGGCAGTGCTCGCACTCATACACCGCCGTGCTCGGGTCGTTCTTCTCCCACTTCAACTGCGGCCACTTCAGCCACTGCATTGCCCCACAGCTGGGGCACGGCACATAGAACCGCCGCTGATCGCTGCGCTCAAACTCCGCCTCGATCCGGCTGAAGTCCTTCACGGTTGGCGTGCTGGTCAGCAGGATCTTCCGCCGCGCAAACGTCGTCGCACGCTTCTCCGCCAGGCTCACCGGATCACCTTCGCCGTCCACATCAGCCGGGAAGGCGTCGATCTCATCCATGAAGATGTACCGGCACGGTGTCGAGCGCAGACCCGTTGCGCTGTTCGCACCCGTCAGCAGCATCATCCCGCCGGGAAACTCCTTGGCGAACATCGTGTTTCCCGAGTCCCTCGAGCGGCTCGGGGCGATCTTCTCCGTCAGCACCGGCGTCTCGCTGATCAGCGACTCCAGCCGCTGTTTGCTCAGCCTCTTGGCCATCTCAACGGTCGGCTGCACCAGCAGCATCGGTCCCGGCGCGTGCGCGATCACATAGCCCAGCCAGTTGCTGCCGCTCTCGGTCTTGCCCGTCTGCGCCGCGAACATCATCACCACCCGCTGCACGTTGCTGGTGGTGCTAAGGCAATCCATCGGCTCCCGCAGGTAAGGCGTCCGATTCGTCCGCCACGGTCCAGGCTCCGCCGATGCCTTGCTGCTCAGTCGCCGGTGCTTATCAGCCCACGCGCTCACCGTCAGCGGCGGCTCCGGCCGCAGCCCGTCCATGAACGCATCGCGCCACACGCTCATCGGTCTACCTCCACCAGCGCCAGCAGCGCATCACGATGCTCATCGCTCAGCAGCTGGTGGATCACAGTCGGATCAGTCTCGCCAGCCAGCTGGTGCGACAGCCGATCGGCCAGGTTGCTCAGCGCTTCTCTCACGCTGCGTCCAATCTGGAACGCTTGCTTCTTTACCTCCTCCGCTGGCACCAGCTCCTTACGCTGTTGCGCCACCTGCAGCTTCGCTAGCTCCGCCTGGTAGTGCTCACGCCGCGCACGGCTTTCGTTTAGCTCAGGGATCGCATCATCCGGCAGCGCATCGATCGCCTTGCGCAGCTCACGCGGGCTGGCCGGTAGCTCCACCTCCACATCGTCCGGCACGCTCACCTTCGCGTTATGCGTCGCCTTCGTGTTCTTTCGCCACAGCTCCAGCGCTAGGTCACGATCCAGCCAGCGCTTGCCGTCCTTCTCGACAACGGCCGCGGCAATGCGGTTCTTGGTGGCAGCTGTAACCGTGCCCTTTGCGCATCCCTTCAGGGCGGCAAACTCGCTGAACGTAACCAGCAAACGATGGTGGCCTTTTTGTTCAACAGAATGGTAGTGAACTATTGAACTCTCAAACGGGTCGGGGGGTCTATGCCCTTTTGTCTCACGCTGCGTCCCGTTTGAGACCGTTGAGACCTGACGCTAGAAAAAGCGCGCGCCTCCTTC